GCCAGTCACATACTCATCTGTGCTTCCAATACTATGATCCGAAACATCAATTCCAAATACAGATGGGCTCTGTACTTTAATCTTATAAGTCTTGGAAGTATCAGGTAACGTATAAGACTGGTATGTACCTTGCTCGTCGATGTAGAATATCGTGAGTGAGGATAAGGCAGAAGACCCTGTAATCGTCACCTCTTCATACGCCCCCCCCCGCATTTCCAGCGGGAGTTGTCGTGTTAAAAATCATAGATTCCTCCTTATTGTTTGACAGCGTTTGCCTGTAGCCACGCGAGCAGATCGCCGGTCGGTTCTTCGTCGAAGATGACGGTTCGGTAAGCTTGTGAGCTTACCCCTGCCCAGCCACCGTCAGAATCCCAAACCCGTTTGTATGTAGCGCCAGTAAAATAAGAGATAACAGAATATCTTCTGTCTTGGCTGCACACTAAACCATCAAACGATTCACCGTTTGACACAAATTTAATATCAGCTTTAACGTTTGTGAGCGAATCTAATAAGGCAAAATCGTCATTGATGACCCACGTTTCTTGTTTCGCCTGTTTAACTTGCGGTAAATTATAGATCACGCGACCACCTCCAATCTTTTATGTCGCTGATTGTTACTGTTTGACTGCGGCCTGCTGCAGCCACTCGAAGAATGCGCCCGTCGCGGGCTCTGCGAGCGTGATCGTACGGTACGTAAGATCCTTCCATGTGCCGAACCCAGAATACACCTGTGTGGAATCGTAAATTAGGCCGCCAGCGTCATAACGCCCTTCACCTACTGCGGATTTCGATCCTTGTACAGTAAGGCTCGAAAACGTGCTGCCGCTGGACGTAAAGCCAATTTGGTATGTCACATCTTCGCTCGTAAACGTTTGGAACGATTTATTGAACACCCACGTCTCAGTTACTGAGGGGGGGGTGACGTCCTTCACGCTTTGGATCACGACCCACACCTCAATGGCTGCGGTCGGCACCGTGTCGCACGTAAAGGTCACACTGTTCGCGGCCTGACCCGTCATCTGGATACCGGCATCGTCATATGCGCTCTTGCTCGCAGCGGTCGGCATCGGCAGCAGAAGCTGGCTCGCCTCATCCGCCGACACGCCGTCGATCGTCACACTCTGTGTTTTGGCCGAGCTGTTCCAACCCGCGACCGTCAGTTTGACCTTGCAGGCGGTAGGCGGCGATGCATAGTCCGTGCCTTTCGTCGCTGCCACGATGCCGCCCGAGCCGTTGCCCTTGAGGATGGCCGTGGTCGCGGGGACGTTGACGGGACCTGCGGGACCCTGCGGGCCCTGTTCGCCCTGCTCGCCCTGCGGACCTTGGGGACCGGTGTCTCCCTTGGGGCCTTTCAGGTTCACGGTCGCAGGGTTGTCCTTGCCGCCGTCGTTCGTCCACGAGAGATCTCCGCTCGCGCTGACGGATGGGGTGAAGGTTGTGCCATCCTTGCCATCCACGCCTGGATTCCCCTGCGGCCCTTGCGGGCCTGTTCCACCATCCTTGCCGTCTGCACCGGGGTCTCCCTTGGGCCCTTGTGGTCCCGTGTCTCCGGGATCGCCTTTCTCGCCGCGCGAGGGCTTGCCCGTGTCGGTCGTGCCGATAAACCAGTTGCTGTTGCTGCCGATCGTCGGCGTTACACCGTTCGCGCCGTCCTTGCCATCCGCGCCCGGGTCGCCCTTGGGCCCCTGCGGACCCGTGCCGCCATCCTTGCCGGGCGCTCCGTCAGCTCCCGGGTCGCCCTTGGGCCCCTTGATGTTCACGGACTTCGGATTCGTCTTGCCCCCGTCGTTCGTCCAGCTCAAAAGGCCCGCGTCGCTCACGCTGGGGGTAAACGTCACACCGTCCTTGCCGTTCGTGCCGTTTGTTCCGTCCTTACCGGGCGCTCCGTCTTCACCCTTCGGCCCCTGCGGACCTGTATCGCCCTTCTCACCTTGCGGACCCTGAGGGCCGGTTTCTCCGTCTTTGCCGGGTGCCCCATCCGCACCTGCAGGACCGGCAGGGCCTTGCGCGCCCGTATCGCCTTTGTCGCCCTTCGCGCCCTGCAAAGGGCCGTTGTCGACAAAAGCATTCGTCACGCCGTCGAAGATGTAAATGTCGTAAGGCTCACCAGTGCCGACGCCGTAAGCGTCGCCCGCCTTGGCCGTGGCCTTGTGTGCTGTGTCCAGCGCCTCCTTGCTCGCGTAGTAGCCGAGAACCCGGAATCCGCTGCCTGTGTCTCCCTTGGGCCCCTGAATGCCTTGCTCGCCCTGCGGCCCCTGCGGGCCAACTGCGCCGGTATCGCCTTTGACGCCCTGTTCGCCCTGAGGCCCCTGCGGACCCGTTTCACCTGTGTCACCCTTGGGGCCTTGGGGTCCGGTATCACCGGTATCACCCTTGTCACCTTGGGGCCCTTGTGGGCCGGTATCTCCCGTTTCGCCCTTCGGCCCGCGCTCGCCCGTGTCGCCCTTCGCGCCTTTCAGCGCAGCAAGCTGCGCTTCCGTAAAGTCGTCATAGGTAAAGGCGTCGCCTTTGTCGCCTTTCGGCCCCTGCGGACCAGTGCTGCCGGTTTCTCCGGTATCCCCCTTCGGGCCCTGAATGCCCTGAACGCCTTGGATGCCCTGCTCACCCTGCGGGCCCTGCGCGCCCGTTGCACCTGTGTCGCCCTTTTCTCCCTTTGGGCCCTGCGCGCCTGTCGCGCCGGTATCCCCCTTGGGGCCTGTCGCGCCGGTATCGCCTTTGGGTCCCTGCTCACCGGTGTCACCCTTGGGTCCCTGCTCTCCCTGCGGGCCAGTTGCAGGAACGCCGGTATCGGCAAAGGCTCCCGACGCCGCGTCCCACTTGAACCAGTTCCCCGTCGTGCTGTCGACGTATGGCATCTTGGATACGGCGCTTTCCACGCCCGCCGCCGCCGAAAGCACCTCGTCCACCCAGCTCTGATAAGCCTCCGGCGGCTCGGTCGTGCCGTTTGCGCTCAGCGACGGCTCGACCACCGTGCGCCACGTCCGGCTCTTGGCGATCGCGCCTCCCACGGTGTAGGTGAGCTCAGCCATGCCCTCGCCTGCCCTGGCAGTGTCGGCGTTGCTCAGCGTCCAGATCACGTCACCGTTCTCGCTCTTAAGGCTCGCGGGATACGGTGCGCTATCGCCCTCGCGCAGCACCGTCAGCGCGAAGACGCCCTCGCCGTACAGCCGCGCCCACGAATCCGCGATCCCCGGCCAGACGATCCTCTGCGCTTTGTTCTCGCCCTGCCTGCCCAGCGGCAGATAGGCGAGCTCCTTCACTTCAATGGTCCTCATCGGATCACGTACCCCCTTTCATAGCCCTGCGCCGGTTCGTATGTCCTGCCCCAGTAGCGCACGAAGTTGCCGTAGGCCTCGTTGTAGAGCTGTCTCGAATCCGCGTAGCGGTTGTATTCGCCGTTTTCCTTGTCGATGTATGCTTTCAGATACAGCGCGTAGAGCTCGTCGTGCGGCGCTTTCACGAGCAGCTCTTCGTCCATGCCGTCTGCGAATGTCTTTCCCATGATGGCCGCCAGCTCCGCCGGCATCGCCAGCAGCACATCCGCCGCGATCCTGCCCTCAAGGGCCATGAGCCACTCGAACTTTGCTTCCTCCGGGAAGGCGTTCGGCTTCGCCTCGTCCACGCGCTGGATCACCTTTCTCGGTGTCACGTTCCTCTCTCCCTTCTTTCGAGATGATAAGGGCGGGCGCGGGTCATTTCCCACGCCCGCCCTTGGGGTATGCTCCTTAGAGCGAGTTGCCCGCCGCGATACCGCCGATGGCGGCAAAGCGCCAGTCGTTGAAGCACGCGTTGAAGCGGCTGCGGCCGCGCCAGACGTTCGCGTCTGTGTTCTCGTCGATGGTGGAGCGCACATCGAGCTGAATGCGGTCATTCCACACCGCGCCGCCGTAGGTCTCGTTGTACTTGCTGTCCAGCAGCACCCACGGGGCGACGCCGTTTGTGATGTAGTGGTTCAGGTACGGCCACACGATGACGTTCCAGCGGCCGTACTGATAGTTGAAGGCGTTGTTCGCGCTCACGGGGTCCTTGTCCGCGCCGATCGCCGCGAATACCGCCTTTTTGAGGTCGGCGTTCTCGGGGATCAGGATCGTATCGGGAGCCACGTCAAGGATCTCGTCGTTATCGCCGCGGAACAGGTGCATCTTGGTCTCGAGCTTGCCCAGCGCGTCCACGCTGAACGCATCCTTGAAGCAGTTGCACTGCTTGTCGCCGCTCACCTTGGGCACGTGCTCCTTGGCGAACAGGTTGCTGCCGTCCGCGCCCGTCAGGTCGAACTTGACGCCCTTGAAGGTCACGCTGCCGTTGCCCATCATGGCCGCGCCGTACAGCGCCGCGCCGAAGAGCTCGCGCGTGCGCTTGTAAGAGGTCATAAAGGCCGCAGGCTGCTTGCGCATGTCGAGCAGCTTGCCGTCCTCGATCATCTCCTTAGACACGCTGAAAGAATCCTTCCACGTCTGGTACTTGAGGAACTTCTGGTAGCCCTCCTGCATGCCGTCCAGCGGATAAGCGCCGTTCTCGCCCACGGGCTCAAAGCCGCTCATGGCCGTCAGCGTGGTCATCACGTCGCCGTAGTTCTTGGAAGAACCCGTCAGGAACAGGTTCTTCAGCACGCTGTTCTGCTCAAATTCCTCGCCGCGCTTTTCAAGGAACATCTTGATCGGCGCCTGGCAGTTGCCGTAAACGCTGTTGTTCAGGTTGCTCGATTCTGAAAAAATGATTTTCATTGCTTACTTTCTCTCCTCTCTTCCGTTTTCCTTATACAAAGCGGCCGCGGATCATGCTGCCCGCTGCCGTGCCCTCAAGGCTCACGACCTCGAACGTGCCGGGCACCGCTGCGTCCGATGCGCCTGTGACGTACTTTGCCTTGAGACCGCCGCTCGCCACCTGGATCTTGGTGCCGACCTTCACGGCCGCAGCGGCCGCCGCAAGCTCGGTTTCAAAGGTGTACTTGCCCTGCACGCGCGTCACCGCCAGCAGCTCGCCCGCGGCCACCGTGCCGCTCTGCATGCACACATAGGGCGGCGTGGTCGCTTGGTCGGCAGCGATCGCCGCCAGCTTGCCGTCCGTCACGTTGAGCAGCTGGCCGACCTGATACGTGCCCGCCGCCGCTTCGATGTACTCAAACGGGGTCATTGCCCCGTCCGTCGATTTGATGGGAATAAACATTGCGTTCCTCCTTGTCTCGTTAGTTTCTGTTCTTCTCGATCCACGTGCGGATCTCCTCGTCCGTCGCCGTGGGATTGAAGATGCGGAAGCTCGCCAGCTCCTCGCTCGTCACGACCTTGCCGCCCGCGCCGCGGGATGCCGCCGCGCCGGTCAGGTGGTCCTTACCCCTCTGACCCGTCAAGGCCTGCGCTCTCGCTGCCTCGGCCAGCGCCTTCTCGCGCCGCTCATGCGTCGAAATGAGGTAGGCGTCGTAAAACGACATGCCGCTCTTCACGCGCGCGTAGAATTCCTCGCTCTCCGGCAGCTTCAAAAGATCCTCCACGCCGTTCACCTCGGGCTCGAGCGCGTGGATCTTCTTGATCTGCTCATCGATGGCGCGCTGCATTTTCTCCTGCTCCGCCGCGGCCTGCTCGCGCTCATGCGCCGCCACGATCTCGGCCGCCTGCTTCACAACAGGATTCTCGCTGATCGCCTCATTGAGAGATTCCTGCGTCAACTTCCCGGCCTTGAGGTCGCTTTCGAGCTTCTGCTGCTTGAAGGACTTCGACCACTCGTCAAACTGCTCCTTCGTCGCGATGGGCTCGCCCGTGATCGTGTTCTTGAGCCCCGCACTTTCGAAAAAAGCCTTCCACTCCGCGGCCATCTTCTCGCTCTGCGCCTTGAGCGCCGCGTCCACCGCGGCCTGCTGCTCGGCTCTGCGCCGCGCCGCCGCATGAGCTCTGCGCTCGTTGGGGGTCTGCTCCTTCTTCGTGCCCTCCGCATCGTTGTTGTCTTCTGCGCCTTCCGCGCCGTCCTGGCCATCGGGAGCGGTTACGGCGCCCTCTGCGCCCTCGCCGCCCGTCGTGCCGGTATCGCCGCCCTCCGGTGCGCCGTTGGTCTCTTCTGCAGCCGGGGCAGCGGCGCCCGGCTCGTTTGCGCCTGTGGGCTCCTGCTGCGTGCCTGCCTCGTCAGGCGGCACCGTCAGGCCCATCGCTTCAAAGACGTCTTTTTCCGTGAATTCCATGTTCTCTTCCTCTCTGGCATATTCCCGCTATCGCCCTGCGCATTGCAGCTTCATATTGCTGCGTTGTAAAGCGTTTCCGCTTTGCTTACTTCTTGCCCGTGCGAAGGTCGCTGCCGGTGTGCACGACGCCCTTCTTCGCGTCGGTCTGCTGGTTCGGCGCTTTCACGACCTGCGTGCCGCCGTTCTTGATTCTGCCGACGTAACCGCTCTTATCGCTCATGCCCCTGTCCTCCTTTCCTTTGGATTCGGCATTTTCCCGCTGTTGCCCTGCGGCTGCGCAGCCGTTGGCAGCTCTGCTGCCTTACGGATGCGGCGTCCCCCTTGCGGGGACTTCTATGCTCTGCGCGTCATCTTTCGCGCCTTTAGCCTTTCTTACTGCGGCGTGTAAAGCTCTTCCGCCTGTCCGCTCGCGGCGTTCATGGCGTCCTGCTGTGCCTGCGCGTCGATCGCCGCGGCCAGCTCGTCCGGCACGCCAGCGCCGCCCGGCATATCGCCCTGCATGGCCGCCTGCTGCGCGGCCATTTCTTCTTGCCGCTGCGCCTTCTCTTCGAGGTGCTTTTTCGTCTGCGCCGCGCCGGGGTAGTGCAGCTCCTCCATCTTCGCCCAGAACAAAATGAGCGTTTCGAGGTCTGTCGGGTCGCCGAAGGCCCTGCCCTCAAGGTTCTGCCGCGTCTCCTGCCACATCGCCTCGCGGTTGCTCGCCAGCGGCGCGCTCGTGTCGCACGAGAAAAGGAACTGATCGTTCCAGTGCAGCTCGCCGTCTTCACCCTCTTCGAGGAAGTCATAGCGGTTGAACTCCTCGTACATCGTCTCGCCCGTGCTGTCCTTATACGTCACCGGCCGCGGCTCGTCCGAGTACGCCAGCCAGAATTTGAACATCGTTTCGAAGAGCTCAGCGTAGGCCGCGTTCTTCATCACGCGCTTGCTCTCGAGGCGTCCCGCCGCCTGCGCAGCGGAAAACTCTTTGGCCTTGCCGCTCGTTGCGGTCGTGTCCTGCCTTCCCTGAAAGCTGTCCGTGATGCCGATGATCTGCCGCGCCTCTTCGTACACCTGCGCCAGATACGTGAGCTCGTACTGCAAATTGCCCGAAAAATCGTAGACGTCGATGAGGCTTTTGTCGCTCGGCTTCCCGATGTACCAGCGCTCGCCGTCCTCGGGATCGGTGCGCAGGTCCACCCGGTCGGGGAGCGTGATGCGCGTGCCGGCCTTCATCAGTCGGTCGATGATCTTCTGCTCGATGCGGTTGCTCGTGTTCTGCTGGTCGCGGATCATGTCAACGTCGCTGTTTCCGAGCAGCTGGCCGAAGACGCTCACGCTGCGCTGCAAGATGATCGGGTAGCGGTTCGGCCGGTAATACGGGATGCGCACCGGCGCCTGTACCGGCAGGCCGTTTTCGTCGAGCGTTTCCTGCATCCCGCCGACAAACGTGCCGTCGCTGCGCTGTACCGGCGCGTAGAGCTCTTCGAAGTCCTGCGTCTTGCTCTCCCAGTCCTTGCCGCCGCACCACGGGCACGCACCGCCTGAGTAGGCCGCGCCGTTTACCTCCTGCCCCGGCAGCGGCTTTACCTTGCCGCAGCTCTTGCACACCGGCTGCCTGCGTGCCTGATAGTCCTTGAGGTTTTCGAGCTCCGTGTCGTTCACCCACGTGTAGCGGTCGATGCCGCCGCGCTCGTTGAGCTTGTAGCCGATGTAAAGCGTCAGGTTCCGGTTGCTCGTGGAGCCGTCGCCGCCACGGACATCCGGCTCGCTCTCGCCCTCGTTTTCAAGCAGCACGCCGTAGCGGCGCTCGACGTAGCCCTTCGTCGTCGGCACCTTGACGATGAAATAATCCATATCGGCAATGCCCGTGTAGACGTTCGGCTGCGGTGCGAACTGCTGCGGGTGGATGAGCGTCACGTTCACCTCGCCGACGGTCGTGCTCGTGCGCTTCGTGTTGTCCCACTCGACCAAAAAGCCCACGCCGCCCTGAATGGGCACCGTCCGCTCGGCCAGATCGTTCAGCGCCTCAAACGGGAGCCGGTCGAGCTCGTTGCGCAGAAAGTGCTCGATCACGTCGGCCAGGTGCTCGTCCTTCTTTCGCCGCGGCGTCACCTTCGGCTGCGGAATGCTGCTCGATACCTGGCTTTCGATGTTCTCAAACGTGATGTTGCGCACGTGGCTTGTCTTTTTCAGCGTGCCGTCGCGGTGCGTGTCGCCGGGGACGAGCGGCTGCATCGTGCGGTCCCCGTTGTAGACCGCCTCGCGCTCGTTCATTTTTTCGACTTCTTTCGACCACTTGGCGTCGCTCTCATTGAGCCTCGCCTGCCACTCGCGCAGCTCCTCGCTGATCGCTCTTGCCTTTTCTTTTTCTTCCATGTCTTTTCTCCCTCTCATCGCGGCTCGCCCCAGAGCGCCAGCATTTCTGCCCGCTCGGTCTCGCTCGCGCTGTTGTAGTCCTCCCACATGTCCGCCGTCCAGCGCGTTTTCTTCGCGCTGCCGGCGGTCTTAATTTCCATCGTCTGCTGCGGCCGCGCGTAATGCGCGATCGCCAGCGCCATCACGCAGTCGTCGTGCGCGCCCGGCTCGGCCTCTCCCTGCAGGTCTTTCTCCCGCCGCACGAATGTCAGCATCTCGAGCAGCGTGTCGCGGTCGTTCACCGTGCTCATGCTCTCGCGCAAAATGCGGATGAGCTCAGACAGGATCACCGGCCGCGTCAGCCGGTTCGTCTGGAAGCCGAAGGCGTGCTTGATCTTGCCTGTGAAGTCGTCCTCCACCTCGCGCACGTACAGGTTGCGGTAGCCCATCAGGTCGAGCAGCTTCGTCGGGTACGTCGAGAAATTCGTCTCGATGGCGAGCAGCGCGTCGTTGTAGTACTTGCCGAGGCAGTACATCTGCCTCGCATACGTGTCCTCGTCGTACTGGTGGCGCAGCGTGCAGACCTGCTTTCCCGTGATGTTGTCGAGCACCTGCCCCACGAAGTAGTCGCTGCCGTCGCCCGCCGTGTCGCCGCCGATGACATACGGCCGGCCGGGGACGACATCCTCGTAGATCGTCACCGAGCCGTCCGGATCGTCCACCCACGCCCAGCGCTCGAGGTGTACACCGTCTTCCTTGACGACGTTTTCGAAGTAGCCGCGCCTCGGCTTCTTCGCCCGCTCGACGACGAGCAGCCGCTCGCTCACCTTTTTCGCGTCGAACACCGTCTTGCCCGTCACGCCCCACTGTCCGAGGCAATAGACCTGGTAGTAGTACTCGTCCGTCTCTTTGAAGGCCTCGAGCGTCGTGATGGCCTCCGCCGTCAGAAAGCGGTTGTCGAGATACGTGCTCTCGTGCACCGTCGCGCGCGGGTCGTGGTGGTCGAAGAATCGCTTCTTGAGCCAGTGCGTGATGCTGATCGGGTTAAAGGTCAGGATCATTTGCAGGTAGTAGGGGAAGTTCGTTCTCAGTCGAATGTCCAGCTGATCGAAGTCCTTCTTCTCCAGCTCGCTTGCTTCCTCGATCCAGATGCCCGTGATGTCGTAAATGGACTTGAGCTTTTCCGGGTCGTCGAGTCCGGCGAAGAGGATCTTGCTGCCGTTTGCAAACGTGATGCTCATGTCGCTTTTGTTGACCTTCGCCCCGCTCTCCGGGTAGTAGTCCGAGATCTGCCCGCACAGCTGCTCAAAGCAGCTCTCGCGCAGCGTCTTCGCGACCTTTCGGCATACGAGCCATCGGTGCCCCGGCTCGCTCGTCACGCGCTCTAAGATGAGCCTTCCGGTGAAGATCGACTTGCCCGAGCCGCCGCCGCCCTTGAGCACGAGATAGCGGTGCCGGTCGAATAGCAGCGGCAGGAATGCGCGGTTGTTCGTCGCGCGGAAGTCCCGCCACCACAGTGCCACTTCAAGCTCTCGCTCAAGGCTCGCTTCCGTCTTCCCGCTCATCGCGCTCAAACTCCTGCATCAGCTCGCGCAGCATCTCCTGCCGGTCCTCGAGCGGAATGCTCGCCGCCGTCACCGTCTTCGTCGCCCGCTCGCCGAGCTCCACTTCCTTCTTCTCGCTGTATCCGTAGTTGTTCGTCAGGTTGAAGAGAATGCCCTTGAGGTTCTTCCCCTCGCGCGTCAGCATCTCGTGCTCGTTCCATGCCTTCATGCGCTCGTAGACCCACGTGCCCACGCGCGCATAGTCCTCGCCCTCGGCCATGTACCGGCTCCACGTCGATTTGTCGATGCCGAGCGTGGCGTACAGCTCGTGCATGCTCGGCGGCAGCAGGTATTCGGTCGTGTATAGCTCTTCGCCCAGACTGTTTTCCACAGGCACCGGCCGCATGATGACGTGCCCCTTGTCGTCCCGCTCGCCAGAGTCGACCAGCTCCGTCACCTTCACCCGCCGCGTGATCGACGCGAAATAGCGTTCGCACGCCTTTTCAAGTGCCTTCGCCGTGCCGTATTTCTTCTGCCGCGCCATTCGCGCCTCACCTCTTTTCTCTCCTGTTAGGAAAAAGTGTAGCAAATGCAACACGTCACGAACCGTCAACTTTCGGGCATGAAAAAAGAGCCGCAATCCCTTGCGGCTCTAAGGCTATCGGCGTTTCCTCGCGCGCACGCGCGCGAAGCACGGCAAATGCTTTCCGATCGTGCACGCGCACAGCGCGCCCGGGCTCCCCCGCGCGCGTTGTCGTGTTGCGTTTCAAAAAAAAAGCACCGGAAGGAAGACTCCCTCCGGTGCTTTCGCGTTATTTGCTTGCGTATTGGTCTACGCAGACCTCCGTTTCTTCGTACTCTGTTCTTCCGAGCTTCCACGAATGAAGCTCAATGCACGGTTTTCCGAGCTTCCCCTTTTCGTTTAAGCTGACTTCAACAGAAGTTCTCCCATCGTCATACAAGTCTGCGATTGCTTCGTAAAGTTCTTCTACGCTGAAAACAAACTTCATGCTCTTTCCTCCCGGTAAATTGATGGCAGTTTTAGTTTCTCGCCTAAGTGCTTATCGACGTACACTATGCGCGCGTTGTGCTCGTACCGTCCCGACTTTGGATATCCTGTGTCTGTTCTTTCTTGTCGCCACAAATGAAGCTCAATGCGGCTTTTGTCCCTCTTTTCGCTTTCGTGCAACTCGATCTCGATATAATCCGGCTCGTCGACCATTGCAAAGTTAATTATATCTCGCAGACCTTTTGCGTTCAGTATGAATCTCATGCGCTCACCTCCGCTTTGGCCGCGCGGTAGCCCTTGGCCCGCCCGTACAGGAAGGCCAGCTCCACCGCGTCCCAGCCCTTGCCGCGCTTCGTCATGTCCCGCAGCGACCCCATTTCCTTGAGCGTCATGTCGTACACGGTCTTTTCCGCGCCTTTGGTCTTCTGGATGTACCGGTTCATGCGCGCGATCTCCGCCGCGCTCTCCTGTGGCATCGGTGTCATGTTCATGCCGCACCTCCGACCTTTGGGTCGCCGGTCAGCTTGCCTTCCGCCATGCGGCTCAGCTCATAGATTCGCTGATCCATTGCGCTCTCGAGCAGATAGCAGGCCTCGCCGACCTCTCTGCTGTAATCCGATGTTTGGCTTTCCACCGCCGCGCGGATGAGCGTCAGCGTGCTCTGGATGCACCGGCACATCATGGCCTCTGATTCGATGCTGTCCCGGTAAACGGGAACACAATTGCTGTTCATAGTTTCCTCCTCAAAATTTTCTCTTGTGCGGAGGAACCCCCTGTGGTAGAATGAATTTACCGTTGGAGATTTCCTCTGCGGTGTTGAACACTCGCCTATGCTTTGACCGGCCGGGCGGGTGTTCTGCTATTTTCCGAGTTCTTCATCGATCTTTTCGTCGAGCCATTGCTTCTTCGTTTTTCCTTGCTGATCGAGTCGATCTTCCAAGCGCTTCATTCGCTCTTTCTCGACCTCAACGTGGAATGCTTTGAAGTTGGCACGGCGATCTTTCATGTACTCGGCGCGGCTTTCCTGCGCCATCGTCTCACCTCCTGTTACATGTAATTATATACTGTTCCATGTAACATGTCAAGTAGTTTTTTTTCGCCGCATCTCGAAATGGATATAATACCCCCTGTTCGTCTCGTTGCGGCGCGGCTCGCAGCTCACAAGCTCATAGCCGGGGAAGCGTGATTCAAACCATTCGTTTGCCAGATGGATTTCCGCCGCCTCGAAAAGCGTGCGCACGTCCTCCATTGTCAGATCGTCGCGCGGCGGCTGCGCTTCCGGCTGATCGAGATTTCTGCTGCCGCTCCACCGCTTGTAGCTCGCGTCGCCCTTGGTGATGTAATGCGTCAGGCCGCTCACGCCCTCGTCGCCGAATTGCAGGCGCTTGCTGTTGGCGTAGCCGCGCCCCCATAGCGCTTCCATCGCGTCGCGGTCTAATCCTGCGTTCACGATCAGGTGATGGTGGACGCGGCCGCTTCTCCCGCCGTACTCGGTGGAGAGTATGTACTTGAGTTCCAAGCCGAGCTTGCGGTACCGCCGCTTGAGGGCACGCAGATAGTTCTGCACGATGCGCAGCGCGTCCTCTGCGCTCTCCGGCATGTGCTCCCGGTCATACGTCAGATGCAGGGCGAGGTCGCGGCTCGTGAAGTTCATGTGCACGATGCGCGTCAATCTCTTCGCCGCGTTCCTCTGGTTCAGCTTCTTCTGAATCTCGCTCGTCGGGCGGCATCTCTTTCTCCGCTCTCCGGGCTTTTGAAAGACAGGGTAAATGTCTCCGTCGAGATACTCGCCGCATACGTACACCCGTTCCCGGTTGAATGTTCTGCCTCGATACACAGCCCTGTCCTCCTGTACTGGATTTGTTCGTTAAGTTAAGATACGTTACAAGCTCGAATCACACGCGCACGCGCGCGTGTGATATTGAATAAAGTATCTGTTCGGCCTTCTGTGCGCCGCCGCGCCCTTTTGCGGCAGCGCACACAGGGCCGAAGCCCTGTTATAGTCGTGGTGGGAATCGTTCGTAGTACCTGCGCACGATCCGCTCGAGCGTCGAGCGGGAGAGAGAATGCTTCATGCAGATGTACGTCGCGTTCGCGTCCGTCGTCACGAATTCGAAGAGCGCCCGGTAGTAGTCTCCGCCGCCGCACTCCATGCACAGGTTCAGGATCTTCTGCTGCGCCCGCTCCGGCATCTCGCGGTAGAGAAGCGACGAGAAATAAATGTACCCCTGCCGCTCATAGCTCACCGGCACGCTCTTCTTGTATCGAAACATGTGCCCTTCTCCCTCCCCGCTCATGGTGTCAGAATCGGAAATGCTCTTTCACGCAGCGCCACAGGTTGCGCCACGGGTGCGCCATGCACCACTTGAGGCTCTTGTGGTAGCCCTCCTTGATGCTTTTCTCGGTCTTGATCGTGTGCAGCGCCGCGCACAGCAGCTCTTCCTTGCGCTTCGCGTTCGTCTCCGCCTCGCTCAGCTGCGCCCTGATGCTGTTCGTCTCTACCGCGGCCTTGCGCGCGTTCTCTTCCGCGGCCTTGAGCTCCACCATGCGCTCGCCAAGCTGCTTTGCCAGCTCGCGGCTTTCGTTCTTTGCCTTCTCGAGCTCCTCGTTGGCGCGTGCAAGCTCGCTGCCCTGCTCTTCTAATTTCCTAACGCGGCGTTCTTCGTCGTCCATCGCCGCGTCATACGCCGATTTCGTTTCCTTGAGCTTTTCGCGCAGCGCGGCAATCTCCTCCTGCTGCGCATGGATCTGCGCCGCCGTCCGTTCCAATTCTGCGGTCGCGGATTCGTTGGCTTCATATGCCGTTTCCAGCATTTTCACCATCTGCTCCTTCGTGTGCTTCTTGATGTTGATTTTCTGCATCTCTCAGCCCTCCACGATCTGCCAGTCGTCGGCCAGCATGTCCGCCTGAGAGGCGAGCCAGCCGAGCTGCACGCCGGATGTACCGATAAAGGCCAGCGCCTTGTTGCCGATGGCCTCGTGCTGTGCGTTGATGACCTCGTGCTGCGCGTTCTCGTAGCTGATGCGCTCTGCCAGCTCAACGTACTGGTTCTTTCCGTTCCAGCCGCGGCGGGCGATCTTCTTGCCCTTCTTCACGGCTTCAATGGCGAGGCCGAAGCTCATACCGGCCGTCTCGCGGTAGGCTTCCTCGAACACAGCCTCGCCGTTCACGCCGCCCACCGCCGTTTGCAGCAGGAAGCCCAGCAGCTCCCAAATCTTATTTCTAATCCGTTCCATGCAGATTTCCTCCCCCAGCTCCTCGTCGTAGTTCTCCGCGCTCACGCAGCTCGCGCTCTCCACGATCTCGAAGCCGTTTTTCAGCACCGCGCGCACAACGGTCGTCTTGCCGCCCATCGTCACGGTTTCGTGGTGGTCGATGAACCGCTCGACCATTTCCGCGCTGATGCTCGGTGCCTCAGTCTTGAGCTTGCCGTTCACCTCGAGCGGCAGATAGGCGCGCTCAAACACCTCCTTCGGGCTGAAGCTCTCATACCCGTCCGCATAGCGCACCTTGTAGCCGTGCTCGACCTCGTTGCCGCACGGCACTCTGTCCTCCGCGAGCGTAACGACCTTGCCGTCCACGCGATACGCCTTTTCCGCCTCGATGAGTTTCGTTCCGATGTACTGTTTCATGGTTCTGTTTCCTTTCTTTTTCGCCCGCAGGCGTGATCAAAGATGTAACTGCTCATGCTCGCGCGGCCTTTCGACGAGGATCTTCACGACGCGCACGTCGCCGTAGCGCTCAAGGTCCATCGCTGCGCGCTCCTTGATGCCCTGGATAGCGCTCTCCGGCACGTCGGCCTGCAAAATAAACGTCACCTTCATGCCTTTTTCTCCATTGCGCCCAGGTCGCTGAGCCCCCGCTCAATGACGCGCCACACGTGGATGTCGACCATCAGCCCGTCCACGACGATCGCGCGCAGCGTCTCGCGGCTCACGTCCCCGCCGCAGGCCTCGCTCACACGCTCCGTCCACCCCGGGCCGGTCCGCACCTTGTAGCGCACCAGCGCGTCGAAGATTTTCCGCTTCTCCGCCGCGCCGTAGCCCTTGACGCTCAGCGTCGGGAGCGGTTCGGGCGGCGGCGCTTCCGCGGCCGGCCGCTTGTCCTGTCCCGCCGTCCACGCAAGGCCGTCCTTTTCGCTCTTCGGCGGCGCGATGGGCGCAGGCTTGTCCGCCTTCGCGCCCTTTTTCTCGCCCGCGCCGAGCATCGTCCGCCGCATCAGCGTGTTAATGGCCCAGTCCGCGCAGTATGTGCAGAAGTCGAGCTTCGCGATCTCCCCGCCGCCCGCGCCACTGGCCGTCACGCTCACACGCTCATGCGCGCTCATCCCCGTAATGACCCGCCCGCACCGATCGCAATATACCTGCACCATCCGTCAGCCCTCCCTTGTCCCCTCTCGTCCCTCATAGTCCTTGGTGTAGACGAGCTCCGCGATGACCTCCATGTCGCCGCAAATAACCATTTGCAGGATCGTGATATCCTTGTCGGGGTCGCGTTCGTTGCGGGTATAGCCCCTCCAATCGGTCGGATCGCTCCTGATGCTCACCTTTTTCATCGCCTTGTGCCCGCCCTCGGCGAAGAGCGTTTTCGCGTATTCGCTTGTCAGGTTGAACCGCGTAAACCAGCTTTTCGGATGGTTTTTCAAGATCGCGCCGGTCACGGCGTTCACGTGCACCGACTGGCTCGTGCTCCCGCCGCGCAAATTCAAAGTGTCTAACATGTCATGCCCTCCAATGCTTTCTCCGCTTCCTCGCGGGTGAGGAATACGGTCTTACCGACATCACGCGCATCTATAACGCCGCAACGTGATGTGTTCAGCATAGTCCTCCCATTAAGTGTGCTTATATGTGTCACAGTAAAACTGTAAACTTGCTCGACCGGGTGACTGCAGAATGTCCAAAGCCCGTCGCCTACCTTGCACGGCAGCACCACCAGCCGATCGTCCTTGTCGGCATCGGCCAGCTCCCGCAGGCGGTCGACCGGAAGGCCGTTAAACTCCTTAATCTCCGCGATTGCCTTTCCCATCATGGACAGCTTGAGCGCCTCCACGCTTTCCGGCGTCATCCCCGTGTCCTCATAGGCGGCAAGCGCGCTGTAGAGCTGCCGAATGATCTGCCGCAGCACGTCCTTCGATACACCGTTCAGCACCGGACCGTTCAGAATCAGGTCCAGCAGCTTCGGCTTCATACCTTCAAGGTCGGCGAGCGGACCGAGATACCGGTCCACGCTCTCGTCCACCCTGACTGCTTCATTTGTCAGTCGCTTCACGCTTCATTCCCTCCTTTACTTCTCCGGCATCGCGACGTACACCGTCGCGCGCAGCTCGATGTCATCGTACCGGCTCTCGATACAGTTCTCTTCGAAGACGATTGCACCGCTTTCCAGTATCTTCTGCATCAAGAATTCAACAAGGTCCTCTTTTGTGTGCCGCATCGCCCATTGTCTGGCGCGGTCTCCATCGAGCGCTTTGTAGCAGATGCGGCTCTTTGCCGTGATCTTCTCGACCCTCCGGCTCTCCGATTTGATGAGCAGCGTGTCCTGCGGTTTCGGCGGCGGAACCTGCTCGACGTACCCGCCGAGCGCCCTGATCGCGCCCCGCCGCAGCTTTTCAAGTAAACCATTCATTTCGCTTTGCCTCCTCCGCTCCTTCTTTCGTCGCGAAAAATGTCTTTCCGAAGTCGCTCAGCTTCTCATAGCCCTCGCCGTCCTCGCCTTGCAGAAGCAGCGCCGCCTCGACGACGCGCAGTTTCACCGTTCTGCCGCAGCCGGGCGCCCACACTTCGCCGCCGAGCTTGCACGGCAGCGTGATCGCGCGCCCGTCCGCGCCGGCCTCGACCAGCTCGTGCAGGCGTTCGCAGCCGATCTCGTGTAGCTTCTTGCCCATCAGCCGCCCGATCAGGATCATACCGTCGCTGCTGAGCTTTTCTTCCTTGAGGATTTCGACCCCGCGCGGCGTCAGCCTTGTCGCCTCATAGGCGCGCAGGTCTTCCCGGTCCCTCAAATAATCCCGAATGAGCTGCTGCACCACGAATCGCCGTTCCATCGGCCACGCCGCGATCTGCTCTTGCAGCTTTTTCAATGCCTCGTCCGAAACCATCATTTTCTCCTGTTCCGCCGCGCATCCCTGCGCCGCTTCTTCTGTGTTCGTTTGCAATATCTTCCAAACGTCGCGTCCGACACCGCCAACAGGCGATTCATCTCACGCAGATCGCGCAGTGAAAAATAGGGATAGTCCACCATCCGTCAGCCCTCCTTGTCCTGCCACCCGCAGCTCGGGCATATGTAGGCGTCTTTCTCCGCGTTATAGAAGACGCGCGGCGAGTTGCACGTCGGGCAGATGAAGATATCGCCCGCAAAACCTGGATCGCCCGGCGGTCCGGCAGGGTCTCTGTGCCCCTGCACGACTTCATCGCCGCGTCGCAGGAACTCTTTCAGCGTGCCGCCCCGCTTTTTCAGCCCCTCGTCCATCTTCGTCAGCGCCTCAAGGCCCTGCTGCTGGAATTCGATCAAATCAGCCGCTTCCCGCATCGTTCTGCTGATGCAGCTCGTGGCGATCAGTCCTCTGTTGTGGCTCGGGCATCCGTTGCAGTTGTCGCTTGCGCAGCACCGCAGCGCCGTCAAAACCTCGTCACTTGTCATCGCTCTTGCCCCTCCTTCGGCTTGACGCGCTGCGCGATGCTGATGCAGTCCGGTTCAATGTTCTTCCATACCGGCGATTCCGGGTCTCCCACGGCCATCATCATGCTCACCTTGAAAATCTCTGCCGCTGCCTTGTCTCTGCGCGCAAGCATACTGTAGACCGCTGTGAGCAGGTAGGCTGATTCGGCGAGCAGGTCTCCCATCGTCCCTCCGGCCGCCAGTTCCTTCACGTTTCCGTTCTCATTCTTGTAGCTGATCATGTCTATACCCTCCTTAAAATTTGAAGCTCTCGCGGATGACCACGCCGCCGACGTTTGCCTCCGCCGTAAAATACCGATGGTTTTCGTTGATGTACACGATTCTCCCGTGTACCCCGCCTTTCTTGCCGAGCGCTGAGACGATCCCGTTCGACCCCTCCCAGCTCGTCGGCACCCAGCTATACGTTTCTCCGACAAACATGCTCATTTCTCCTTTTCCGGCCGCATCAGCGGCTTAAATACTGTCTGCACGCCCTGCATCTGCGGCGTCAGCCACACGCACCACATGACGTCCATGAGCGGGCTCGCGCCCTTTTTGCCGTTCCGTTCCTTGAAGAGGAAGTCCGGCCGCCACGTCAGCGGCAGCACGTAGCTCGGCGGGATTTCGCGGAAAAGCTGCGCCCGCTTCGCCGCGTGCCAATACTGCGCCTTGAGCAGCATCGCGAACGGCTTGCCGATCTCCGCCGCGTGGCGGATAAACTCGTCCGCCAGCGAAAACGGCGGATTCGTGATAATCCAGTCGGCCGCAGGCGCGTTTCCCGGCTGTCGAGTGGTCAGGAAGTCTATCCCATCGCGGATATCCGTGCCGTAGACAGCCATCCCGCAGTCCGCCAGCGCTCGCACCATATCCCCTTGCCCACGGGCCGGTTCCCATATATCCGTCCCCGCCGGCAGCTTGAGAAAGCGCATCAGCGCCACCGTTACCTCCGGCGGCGTCGGGTACAGGTCGGTCGCCTTGCGCGACTTTGCCCCGTTCCTGCCCATGATCCGGCTCGCCTGAATGCTATTCATCGCGCACCTCCTCGTACCCATACCGCGTCGGCGATAGAAAACAGCGCCCACACGACTAAATACTCTGTTCCGGGGCTTGTCCCGTCTTGCAGCATCCTGATCGCTGCGATCAACATCAAAAGGCTCACGGTAATTCCTCCACATAGCACCAACTCTGCGGCGCGCGCTTATCGCAATCGCAACATTCCCCGCACCCGGAGACGCTTGGCTCGCGTCTGCAAAGCCTTTCCGCCCAAAACTCAAACAAGCACTTCGGTGCGTCGTAGATGCGCAGATCGGTAATGTGCCAGCCGTAACCCTTTTGCGCGTGCAGATAATCGTGCATATCCTTGAGATCGAGGCAGGACTGCCGTGCGATAAAATTCGTCGTCGGCTGGTCTTCGTTCTTAACGTAGTAGCTGCCGCCGTGCGCCTTGGTCTCCAACTCGTAGATCCGGTCGCAGGTAAACTCGCCGATGATCTTGCCATTTCCTACGGCCCCGCCGACAGGGATTGCCGTTTCAGCGTCCATGCAGGCGATCAATTTCGTACCAAATCTATTCTGCATGAATGCAAGGTGCTTGTCCTTCGTACAGTAGATATAGCACTTAAACGGCGTGTCCAGCTTTGGCCGCGTCTTGCGCACTTCAATCGTCTTATTGCCGTTGACGATCTTCTCGCACCACTTCGGGTGGATGCTGAATAAAACTGCTTTGCTCATAGCTCCTCACTCGTCCTTTCGAATCGGATTTTCATTTGTGCAGGGCAAAGATCCACTTCCGGTCGGCGAGACCCTGTCCAGCGGAGCCCACCGGCCTGACCTACGCATTTCCACCCCGCCGCCTTGAGGCTCACGCCGCTTTCGCTTTCAAGGATGTAGGTCACAAGCCGCTTGTAGCCCATCGCCCGAGCTGCGCGCCACGCAGCGGCGTACAGCATCGAGCAGGCATTCCGCGTCCCATCCGTGCAAAGACGGTTGACCTCGAGCGTCCATCCGTCGTCAAGGTGACGCGCGACAGGCCTTCCGACGATGGCGACACCAACGATTTTCTCACCGTCAGAGCAACCGATTGAAAACTTGTGTCCTACGACCGGCTTGTGGTGTCGGTGATGCTGCTCGACATAGGCATTCGCCTCTTTCAACGTCATCGGGCATACTTCAAGCATCTCCTTTCGCCTCCTGCTCGTTGAACTGCCTTTTAACTTCATCGTGCAGCAATTTCCATTTCTCCCCGGCATCGTAGCAGTTTGCAAGCGCAATAAGGATGTCTATGACCTCGCCCCGCCGGAGCTTCAAGCGGCATGTGCGGTTGTTGTTAATCAGCATCCGCCTCCACCTCCTGCACCTTTGCCAGCGGGCAGTAGAAAAGGCAGTTGTGCTTGCTCGCATCCCGCAGGATCGCTCTATGTACCGCCTTGCCGCTCTTGTCGAATCGCAGCTCATAGCCCTCGGGGTAATATTCGATCCCGGCGTACAGCACCTTCGGCTTGTCCTTTTTCACCGCCGCCTGCACGCACAGGCCTAAAAACATACTTCGCTTCATGCGCTCACCCTTTCCCACAGCTCGCTCAGTGTACCGATATAACGCGGCAGTGCGCAGTCTTTCAGGTTAGCGGCAACCAAGGCGCCCGCGACGGGCGGGCATACCGCATTCCCGCATCGTGCGACCTGGGCGCTGCGCTTGTACTCTTTGCCCGTATAATCGCGGTCAATAATATAGTCCGGCGGAAACCCCATCGCGTTATACAGCTCGCGCGGCGTCAGCATCCGCAACCCGATATCGCTGATAAAGTACGCCGCGCCGCTGATCCAGAGCAGGATAATCTCGTCATCGCCGAGATCGTAGCCGCAATACGTATTCAGCAGCGCCCTCACCTTCGGCCAGAAGCCCAGCCCCGCGCCGTTCCTGCAGCGCTCAATCGTTACTTTGACGGCGGCGAATTCTCCCGCCGAGGCAGTAACGGTTTGCAAAGGTTCCGCCGGGGCTTGTCCGATGTTGTCGCCCTTGAATTTGCAGATGTGCGTTATCATCAGCGCGTCGCGGTCTTTTGCTGTCTGCGTATGTATTGGCTCGCTGATGTCGAGCGGCCGGCCGTTGCTGTAATATTCAATAAGGTTTGCGGACGCGAGGCCGTAGCGGTTGGATCCGTCCACCGTTTGCAGCGGGGCGCCGAGCCCTTGTACCCGTGCGCTCTCCGTTCTCTCGGTGTGATACTGAATCAAACTGGATGCAATAAGCATCTGGCCGCCCCCGCCGCTCGTGCGCGCTGTGTTCAATGGTGCACGGCAGTCCGTGCCCGCCGCGCCGGAAACATTGCTCATGGTCAGCGGCGACAGCACGGATTTGCACACGCCGCCGGTATAGCGGCCCGTTATGGTGTTGACGGGCGTTTCGATACTTCGCGTGTGCCCGTCACCGCCGTGATTGCACTCCACAAGGAATGGCTTCCCGCTTTTAATGGTGAACTTGTCCACGCCGCGGATGACGCGGCGCATCGTGTTGTCCGCCAACGGACGAACAGCTTTTAGCCCGTACCTCTCTGCGATCTCTGCTTTGCTGGCGAAAATGCTCGGGCACGGAAGTGTCCAGTCAATGACCTCTGCGGCGCTTCGCCAGTGCGGCAGGCCGTCCTTCCCGTCTTTGGCGTGAGTAGGCTCGGGAAATTTCACCGACTGCCCATCACAACGGAACACGGCGAACCAGCGCTTGCGGATGGTCGGCACGCCATAATCTGCAGCGCATAGAATTTTACTGCCGAAGTCGTAGCCGAGACCAGCGATCAGCCGCTTCGCCTCCGCGCTGCCTTCTGAGACGTGCAGAAACTCGCAGCATTCCTTGAGCGCCGGATGATCCGGCGCAATGCCGCTTGTCAGCATGGCAAGGAAGCCTTTGAAAGTCTCCCCCGCCCGTGCAGGGTCCGGCTGCAACCCCTTCGGCGTTTCGATGCACGGCCCCCATGTCTGAATTTCTTCGACATTCTCCATGAACATCACGCGCGGCCGCACGGCGAGCGCCCATTTGACCACAACCCACGAGAGCCCGCGAATCTCTTTCTTGACCGGCACGCCGCCGCGCGCTTTGGAGAAGTGTGTGCAGTCCGGTGAGGCCCACAGAATGCCGACCTTCTGGTCGGCGCAGACCTCTTTCGGATCTACTGCGAAAACGTCCTCCTGCAAATGCCGCGTCCAAGGGTGGTTCGTCTTATGCATCCGGATCGCATCGGCGTCATGGTTGATAGCGATGTCAACGGGCTTGCCGGTCATACACGAGATTCCCGTGTCGCTGCCCCCTCCGCCCGCAAAAAGCACGACACTCAGCTCGTCGAGCGCGCTTTTCTGATAATTTCGTTCCAGCATTTCCCTTGCACTTCTTCCCCGCCGCATGCTATAATGGCGGGGAAGAAAATCTCCTTTCATGTGTGTTTTTCTTCATGGCGGTTGACCGGTGCCATCGGTCAGCCGCCTTTTTCATGCGTTCGCGGCCTGCATGGCCCAGTCCGGCATGGCGCTTTTGGCTCTCGTCCGCCGGTCCGGCACGTACAGCGGGCAGCGCACGACGCGGTAGCTGTCGGTCGTGTAGCGGTAGCACTTCTCGCCGTGCTCGCTTTTCGAGCCGTTGATCGTCGTTTTCTCCGCCTCCCAGCCCTTCACGGGCTCGAAGCGGATCGCGTGCGTCACAGGATCTCGCTCCGTCCACGAGCAGCCGCCGCACGCCCGCGCGCACGACCAACACAGCGTCGGCCGCGTCTGCGGCGCGATAAATCGCTTGTCGTCCATGTGCGCTTCACTCTCCCGTCATCTCCACGGCGATCTTGCCGAGCACCGAGACGACCATCCATTCTGCCGCCAGCGCAGCGCCCGCGCGCGTCAGCTCATTCGCCAGCGCCCCGTAGGCGTCCTCGTTCTGGTCTTTGATGGCGTCCCACATCTCCTTGTGGACCTTTTCAAGGTCGCCCGTCGCCTTCTTCGCGCGCTCAAGATGAGCTTTGATCTCCGCCCAGCTCTCGTTGTCGCTCGCAAAGCCGCGCCCGCGCTCCTGCATCGTCGTTTCCAGCAGCTCCGCCGCCGTGTGCTCAAGATTGCCGAGCAGCTGCGCGCCCGAGGATAAATAGCTCATCTGCGCACCCCTCTCTTTCTCCTCGGCTCGTCCAGCTTCAGGACAAGCACCATCCCGCGCCACGTCAGCCATCCGGCGCCCACCGCCGCCAGCCATGTGACCGTCGGATCGGTCTCCGCCGCCGCGGCCGCCGCGTCCATCGCCAGGCACCCCGGCTCCAACAGGCATAGCAGCAGTACCGCGATCCACAGCAGCACCGTTAGCCGCAACAGCACCGCCGCGTAACGCAGCGCTCTTTCTTCTCTTGTGCGATTCTTTTTCATTTGTTGTTCCTCATTTCTGCAAAGGCGTTTCCCTTGCCTCTTATTGTTTCACGTGGAATTTTGCCTTCCCGCGGCACAGCTCGTTCAGATAGGTCACGCGCAGCCACGACCCCAACTTTTCGCGCTGCTCGTCGCTGAGCGTGTCCACGTCCACCTCGTCGCCGTCCGCCGTCTTGACGTAGGCCTTCACGATGATCGGCTCCTGTTTTCGCTTCCTCATGCCCGCACGCTCCTTTCTCTCAGAATCTATGCCGCCCCGGTTTGTCCGCTTGCCCCGCTCCCGCCGCCGTGCTATACTGGTGGCGAAAGGGGGAAATTTTGTGTATACCTACATTTTTGATGGCACTGATATGAACATCAGAACGCCAAATCTCACTGATTTTTCACTGGTTAAGAAAGAGCTGATCTCTCAGACTGCCAGCAAAATTGTCATGCGCCTTACTTACCCAGATGGTCTCGAATTCACGGTGGAGCAAGAGGCTAAACGCACAACGGTTTATTCGAATCGTCCATTGGAACGGAATCAGGACGGATCTTACTCCGCGCCCTAATCCTGATACCGTCTTTTGTCGCTACGGTCTCGCGCTCTCCGCACCGGATCGTTACGGCATCCCGCTCGATCTGCACATCGGGCGGGATATTTTTATCGCCCTGCATTCCCTTCACCCTCCTTTCCTCTTACCGTGTCTGATAGCTACGTGGGTCGATGCCTAACAGGATG